CCTCGCCCGACCTTACCTCGCCTTAACGTAACAAACGTGGACCCGCCTGAACTTGACCGCCTGACCCAACCGGACCGTACCCCGCCCTAACCGAACGTGCTCGACCGCGCCTCACCCAGACCGTGTAACCTTGACCAAATGGATGGGGGCACTCGGCCCCCGATCCGTTGTTATTATTAATTCTAGTATTATTCCGCTGCAACGAGAGTAACATCCCGACGGGATCTTTCCTCCGCCATAAACTGCATAAGCTCCGCCGTCTGGTCGTCAGCATACTCTGGATTGTCCAACGCATCCTGCTGTACCTCTCGGCCCTCCAACATCAACTCATCCCACTCCTCTTGGAACGAACCCATGCTGTCCTCAGTCAATACTTGGAACGTGCCAAACGATCCTCGGCCCTTCTCCTGTCGGAAATCCCCTATCCCAACAATCGATCCCGCGTTCGTCAACAACGACACAATCGAATACGCAGACAACGTCGGCTGCACATACGCAATGTCAACCTCCGCACACCAACGTGGCAAGTACGCACGGGTCCGCATGTCTGGCGTCTTGTTCATGTCCGCAGACCGAACCATGTCAATCTTCAACTGAGGCTTGCCCCAAATCTGAACGTGCGTCTGTGGCAAAAAAATCAAACGCTGAACACTCGTCTTCGTAATACCGTCAGTCTCCAACGCAGCAGTCGCCATCGCACCCTTGACACCAGGTGCAGGGAAACAAAGTAACGTCTCCCCAAACGGCTTCTTGTACACCGAATCTCGGTACTCCTGCTCTGGATTGTGCTTGATCTCCTTGCGCTGCGCAGCAGTCTTCTTGCCGCCACCAATCAACAGATCACGCATAGCCTTCGAACTCATGCTGTTAAAGTACATTGGGGTCGTGCCCATCATGCGTAGCTTTACGCGACCCTGCTTCAACGGTTGAATTTCCAATGCCGCTTCTTGTGGTGCTTTCTTCGTTGCCATGATATTTTCTCCTTACTTGGCTTCTAGTTGAAAGTAATTGTTTGTTGCATGCGGACCACCCGCATGTCAACCCCTTATTGTAGCTCTTTCCAAACTACACCTATGACATGCATCGGATTCAAAAAGATCACTGACCCATCATCCAACTCTATCATAACCCCATTGCTCAGACTAAAGTCCCATTCCTTCACGTTGTCATACGCAATGTTCCCCTGCTCCGATACACTCGGAAGCAATAGTACCTCTAACCTATGCGTCATCTGCACACTCCTCGCAAATATAAGCATCGTGACCCATTCCAAGCGTCACAACCTCGCCGCAATCACACAACCGCGACACCTTACCATCACCGTCACAGGTCGGGCATACTTCCTCAACCTCGTCCAGATAGCCAATGTCACGGCTGAAACTTTGAGGTCGGGCCACCTCGTAATAGACACGGCCCACCCCATCACACTCGGAACACTTGTCAAGGATCGGTGTCTCCATCTCCTCGATCAACAGGTTCTTAATCTTGCCCATCACGCTGCCTCCTCGAACTTGGGCAGCACCTCGTTGCGAAACTTGTCCGCCATCTGCACATAGAAACACCCGAACTCTGCATCCATAACCTCGGACAACTTTCCGCCGTTCGCATCCACAAACTCCCGCGCCCACATATGTACATGGTGCAAGATAAAGTTTTCCAACTGCTCTTGGTTCAACGGTAAACTAGGCATCCTCTTTCCTCCTGATTAAAATCTCCCTGACATCACAATCGTAAGTGATCACGACCTCATCGCCAACACGCAACTTGCTGTTCACAATCTCCGCTCCAACGATGTCAACTATCGGGCGGTCACCCTTCCCCGATACCTTGCGCTTGCCAGTGCCCTCTTCGTTCTGAACCAACAACATACCACCATCACGCAGCGGTAATTGAATTACGTTATACCGAACGCCGCGCTCGTAACCCGCCTCGACCAACCGCTTGCCCTCCAACCAAATGCGAGGGCGACCACGGTTCGCTCGGATCGTATACTCCTGCAACAAGATCATGCCAAAGCCCCCCACTGCATAGCCATCGCATCAGCAATGCCTCTGTAAAACTTAGAACGCAGCTTCCAACGATCCGCACTCGGCGGTAACTTGTGACACTCATCACGCGCCGTCGATCCATCCAAACTCCCAGTGCGTACCAACTTCGGTAAATTACGCAGCCACAAACATGTCCGCTTCTTCACATTGTCCGCACAATCATCCGACTGAGCAAACTCCCAAGGCTGTACGCTCTGAGCAAACGGCTCATAGTTCTTGATCCGAACCTTCGCATGCTTGTGCATCACAGGATTCTCAACCGCAACCATCGGTATATGCTCCACGTTCCACACATCAGAAAACAATGCAGCACCCTCATCCAACTCACGCCACATCTCCTCCAACGTCCGATTGGGCGGAGCCTTGTGCAACCAACGCACACCACTGTTGCACAACCTCGTGCAAGGCGGATGCATCACAGCCAATAAATCCCAGTCATCACGCATCACGTTCCGAATGTCATCCTGTATGTGACGATTGGTAGGCGTGTCAGATGGTAGAATATCACAGGACCACGCATCATGGCCCATTCTCAAAAATGCATCGCGCACTGTGCCCGATGTCTCACAACCAATTAATACTTTCATAGATCTTTCCTTCTCTACTTGTTGATAGCTTGTAAGTTAATGGGCCTCGGTCCTCTTGTCAAGTGGGGGGCTGAAAACAGGTGATTACATATATACGCTCTGAGCTAGGTTTTTTAAAAAAATATTTTTTTCAATCCAAATCTAGTGTATTCACCGTAATAAGTGTAATCACCCCTTGAAAACATTGGAAAAACTGCCCTGAGATGATTACAAAGTGATTACATTGATTACACTTTTGTGGGAAAATCGCCTATAGTAGAGTTGCACTGGGCGCATGAGCCTCTTTGGAAATGCATAGCTCCACCTGTCTATTGAAAACATCTCAGCCTTGGTTTAACTTGTGACCAGAACACAACGAGGCAAACATGGCATCCCTTGAAAAGAAAATTGAACAAGAACATGGTCGCCAACTGACCAACCGACAGAAAACTTTTGCTCGACATGTAGTCGAAGGCATCTACTCGAATGCTGAATGTGCGAGGAAGGCAGGGTTCTCTGCTGAAGCCGCTAACGTATCGGCATCTAAACTTTTGAATGGTCGTGATTACCCTCACGTTCTGGAATACATACAAGAACTTCGAGAAGAAAGAGAACGGCGGTATGGTGTGACAACCATCGGACAGCTTGAACGTTTGCATAAACTTTCGCTTGGTGCAGAAGATGCAGGACAATTTTCTGCGGCTATCAATGCCGAAAAGATCCGCTCCGCTTTGGGTGGGTTGACCGTTGATCGAAGAGAAAACATAAACACCATAGATCAAATGTCGCGGGATGAGATAACCGCTCGACTGGCTGCATTGCAGAAGCAATATCCACAAGCCTTCGTGATCGAAGGTACAGCAAAGGATATTACACCAGATGAGCAAGGGACCAGAGGCGAACTTTTGGCAATCGATCAGGACGAACCTACCGAAGAAGTGCTTCGCGACGAGGATTGAAAACAAGCACGGCGGAGGTGTACCTGATGTCCATATCGTATGGGACGGCATACCCTTTTGGATAGAATTGAAGGTAGCAAAATCCAATAAGGTAAATATCTCTCCTCATCAAGTCGCTTGGAATATGGCATATTGGGCTCGCGGTGGCCTGAATTTTTACTTAGTAAAGAGGGCCTCTACCCAAGAGATACTTTTATTTGGGGGAAATCAGGGGCCCGAGGTCCGAGATCAGGGGTGTCTTGCGCCCTGCGCCCTGCGCGCTGGCTCTGTTCCTGACTTGTTCTGCGCCCTGCGCCCTGTTTTACTGGGTTTGTTGCGCCCTAACCATGGCCCGAGGGCCGTTGGCGAATAAAAAAGGGGGCCGTGGCCCCCTGGTCTTTATGACATTAGTATTTCTTTTACTTCGGTGCCCGTTAATCCGACCATACCCGCCAGAGTTAGGATTGTTAGGTTAGGGTTCTGGTCGTAGTAGTCTCGGATCTCTTGATCCGTCCATTGCCAGGCGGGTTTCGGTGTGGCAACTACACCGTCTCCGATGTAGATGCCTGTGTTCCAGTCTGGTTTTACTTGCGGTGTCTTTGCCATTTTTAATGCTCCACGATTGCGATTGATTTTGCTAGGCTCGAGCCCTTGCATAATTTGCAAGCGGTGCATTGAGCGCGGCGCCCTGCTTCTTTTGATGCAGGGCAAAGGGCCTCGTTCGCCTTGTCTAGGTCGCCTAGATCCGCGATGACTCGGAATGTCCGGTGTCCTTGCTTCCAATGCGCGACCGCTTGCGCGTGTGAGTCTGCGCTTTGCATTGCGATGTCGGGGCGGAATCCGGATTGGTGGCTATAAGCGGTCCAAGTGTCCGCTTCACTTAGAAGCTCGTCCCACACTTCGGACGGGACGGCGGCGGGATCTCCGTATGTCCCGACGCG